CTTTCGGGGCCCCTTGTCTGCCTTTGCAGGCATTGGGTTCTCTTGCACATTTCTGTGTTTAGAGTCCTCTTTCAAGTTAGCTCCGCCTTTAGGGTGGTACCCTAATTATACTAACTTGAGGTTACTATGGTCGAAGCATATACTAGGACAAGCCATAATTATTACTCTTCTCTGTTGAGCTCTTCGAGCTCTTATAGAGATAAGTTTAATCCTGTGCCTGTCTTAGCTACTGGTACTAGTGGATCTGCTAGTCAATCTTATACTAGCACTCTCACTGGCGAAAAGCAGCCGAAGTGGAGATTTAATGTTAGTCGCGGTAAGCCTGCTACGACAAATTTAGATGTCGACGGCTTTACTGTTGATTATCATTACCTCCACTCTCGCATTGCTACGGGTCCGATTCCTTCGGATGCTCTGCTTCGGCGGACGATGACTCTTACCGGGTATTTGCCCGTTAATACTGTCACCGACCCTGGTGTTCCATCAGCACAGCAAACTTCCATGACTTACGACCGCGCGCTCATTAAGTTTCAGCAACGCGCCAAGGAGGCGTCCTCCTCTTTTCAGAGTGGACAAGACCTTGTCGAGTGGCGACAAACTTATGAGTCAATAAGGCATCCGTTAAAGTCCCTTTTCGATCTTACTTCTGGGTACCTTAAGCGATCAAAGAAGATCGCCCGTACAAACAGAGGTAAATCATTGATTAAGGCTTTATCGAATTCATACCTCGAATATACTTTTGGCTGGAAGCCATTAGCTCTGGATGTCGGTGATGCTTTGTCTCATGCAGTACGCCAGGGTTCCTATAGCCCTGTCGTCCGAATTAAGGCATCTGCAAAACTTGACTATTCAGGATCTAACATTGGTGCCGATATCGGTACCCCTGTAAGTGCATTCGGTTTGTGGTGTAACCTCCATAAGTCAGGAGTTTACACTACAACCTTTTTAGGTGGTATGAAAACAGGTGCTGTTAACGGTGTAATTTCGACTCAGCAAGCCTACCAGCTTTTGCCGGAAGACTTTCTGCCGACTCTTTACAACGTTATTCCGTACTCGTTTGTCTTAGACTATTTCACCAATGTTGGCGATATAGTTAATGCAATATCCATGCGACGTGGCCAGTTTGTTTGGTGTCAAGTTACTAATCGTACAGTTAAGCAGAGAGGAATCTCTGCTCTGTACCTTATTAACAAAAACACCTCCGAGCCGGTTACTGAGCATGGATGTTTCAACGGTCGCACCCTCGTTACTGAAAAGATCATCCAGCGTAGAGTTGTTGCTGAACCCGCTAACTTATTTCCTGAATTTAGGTTTGAACTACCTAAACTGGGATCTAAGCCGTGGGTCAACATTTTAGCTCTGCTGGGTGGTCGAACTAGGTGACCTGTAATTTAGGTTTTAAACCTTAATGTAGGCCAACATGTCCTTTACCTTGACCTCTCCCATCACGGGTAGTGCTCAGACGGGTTTTACTAGCCCTACGTACACTATCGCTGTCGATACGGCTCCAAATAGCGCCGGCAAGCAGTATGCAGTTACCGCAATTGGCGGTACTCAATCTGGTGTCGATTCTAGTTCGTCGCCAAGTCGACCTTTCACCATCACCCTTTCACGTCCTCAAGTGCTTAAAGCGCTTGGAGTTGTGGATCCGGTAACTGGTGTATTGCGATCTGTGCCGAGGAACAGCTATACCATTCGTGTTCGCAAAGGCGTAACCCCTCTAGCAGGGCAGTCAGCTGTGCCGCTTCAAGCGGTTTTAACAGTTGATGTTCCTGCTGGTTCGGATGTCGCTGATGCGGCGAATGTTCGTGCTGCCATGTCACTTATGCTCGGAGCTCTTACTCAGATCTCCGCGTCGATCGGTGACACTTTGACTTCTGGAGTCATTTAATTATGATACCAGAAACAAAGTGGAAGCGTTGGGCTCTTATTGGCATTGCTATTCTGATGGCTTCCGGTAGTCCCCTCCTGGAGACTATCGGTTCCACAGCTAGCGCTGTTATTAGGAGCCTTCAACCTGCTGGTTTAAACCAGTAGGCTTTTCCGCTTTTCCTTGGGAGTAAAACTTTATGAGCACTCGCTCTAAAGCTCTTTTCTCGTCCGTAGAAAGTGATGTCGGACATCTTATACGCGGTTTATCCGTGGATGAGTTGCCTCCAGATTTAACATATCGTAGCTTTGCTGCTCAGCGTCTGCGTCAGGGACTTCTTTCGAAGTACCTGCCGGACTCTAGTAGTGAGTTAGATAAGTTATGTCTCGCCAAATTTAATTCTTGCAATCTAAAATGCTTGAATTGGGATTTGGGTGAGGTGGATGAGAAGTCGCATATGATTATTTCAGAAATGAAACGTATCATTGATGACTTTCTACACCCGTCTCATGACATGCTCTTCTCTTCATACTTCGATATATTGAAGCATGGTAGAGTTGGGCCGGGATCAGCTATTGGCGCTGGGTCGACTTCGCTTTACGCAAAGTTGTTCTCTTCACCTATAACTGCTACCCGCACTGATCTGTACACTCTGTACAGTAACTATGTAGAATGGTTTACACTTTGGGACGAGGCAGAACGCCAACGCCGCTCAAAGTATAAAGACCTGACCATAGTTAACGGAAGCAGATGTCGCTTTGTTCCTAAATCTTCAAAGATTAGTCGTATGATTTGTGTCGAACCCTCGCTGAATATGTTCTATCAGCTTGGGCTCGGTGCACTTCTGGAGGATAGACTTTCGAGTCACTTTAATAGTGATTTATCGAGGTTACCCTCTATAAACATACGATTGGCACATGCTGGCTCTAGGGATGATAGTTTTTGTACTATCGACCTAGCATCAGCTTCTGATTCGGTTTCTATTCGCCTTTGTGAGTTTCTCTTTCCGTCTTGGTTCTTTCGAACCTTGATGGAATTGAGGTCTTCAAAGATGGAAGTTAACGGATCATTTGTGCCGCTATTTATGATCTCTACAATGGGTAATGGTTTTACATTTCCGTTGCAGACTCTCATATTTAGCTCTTTGATACGGGCTACCTACCACTTTCATGGACTTGAAATCCATGATGATGCGGTTCAGCGGAACTGGAGCTGTTTTGGTGACGATCTAATAGTTGATAAACGTGTTTATCATACTATCGTGAAAGTCCTTTCTCAGCTTGGTTTCACTGTTAATAGCTCGAAGTCCTTCTTTGAAGGACCGTTTAGGGAGTCCTGTGGGGCTGACTTTTTTAGAGGTCAGCCTGTGCGCCCAGTTTACATTCGTAAGCTGGATACACCACAGGATATCTTTGTTGCCATCAACCTTCTCAATAGATGGTCCTCTCTTACCGGTATTCCTCTTTCGAGGAGCATCAGACTTCTTTTAGACTGGTTGCCTAAGAGGTTTCTTACCTTTCAGGTGCCTTTCGGAGAGTCTGATGACGCCGGTATTAAGGTTCCTTCTATGCTTCTTAATTGTCCGAAGCGTGATCCAAATGGATCGTATCTTTATAGATACTTTTCACCTAAATCATTCTCGTACAATTTCGAAGATGGTAGAGTAATTCGACCATTGAAGGTTCGTAACTTGATTTATAATCCTTCGGGATTGTATACCTCCTTGTTACGAGGCGAACTAAGACACGGTCAAATCCTTATTAGGCATAATAAGGTCCCTTACCGTGTGAAGCGACGATGTAGTCCCAATTGGGATTACATTCCCCCGAAGGTCTTTGATGGAAAGACCCCGGTTTGGCGGCAGTGGGAAACTGCTGTGTACATTAACTTGTACAACCCCTAACGTAAGTTAGGCAGGAGGTAAG